TCAGGCACTGCTTGATGCTGTCAACGTCCTGCCGGGGCCAGGCAAGGGCGCAGCACAGCGGTTTTTACGCTTGCGTGACCAAGGCGTTTTGGGCCGTTTATCAACTGATTTGCAAGATGCTTTTGGCAGTCGCGCATCATTTTTTGATGAGTTCAAAGCGCTACAAACAGCACGCAAAACAACGGGCGACAAACTCTATGCGCGTGCTTACCGCAAAAATGTCCGTATTAGTGGTGATCTTGAACAGATATTCAGCCGTCCTGCGGTGCGCTCTGCTTTAGATCGTGCTTATCAAATTGCCGCAGAAGAAGGTGTTAATCTGCCCAAATTCAATGTCGCTACAAACGGTAAATTGATTGGGCCACAAGGCAGTGTTGTTCGCACGCTGCCAACCAGGTTTTTGCACTATGTGAAACGCGGCTTAGACGATGAGGCTTTTAACGCACGCGCCATTACCAGCAATGCTGGTAAAGATTATGCTGGTGCTGTAGCTGGCACGCGCAGAGCGTTTCTTGAACTGCTTGATGATGCCAACCCCACTTATCGAATTGCCAGAAATTACTGGTCAGGCAAGTCGGCGGTGATGGATGCCATGACTGAAGGTCAGAACTTTCTGCGTGCAAACCCAGAGGAACTGGCTGATATGGTTGGAGACTATTCGCAATCACAACTTGAGGGCTTTCGCCTGGGTGCCATGCAGGGCATCTTAAACGAGATTGACAGCGGCGCTGAACGCACAGCAGCGCAGCGTTTGGTGCGTAGTCCGATGCGACAGAGATTATTGCGCTTGACCTTTCCACAGACTGAAGAAGGCAAGGTTGCTGCCGACAAGTTTCTGAATCGGCTAAATGATGAAATCATTATGCGTGACACATCACGCGGCATTCTGGGTGGCAGTCAAACAGCACAGCGTGGCGAGTTTGTCAGCCGATTGAAAGAAGGCGCGGCACGCGATCCAGCGACGGGCCTGACAGATTTGGTCCGTCGTTCAATCAGTGCAGATTTCAAAGGGCTGGAAGACGCACAACTGCGTCAGGTGGCAAATGAGTTGTCTTCAATGTTAACAGCAACAGGCGAAGCAGACTTGCAGGCCATTCAGCGTGATCTGCAAGGCAAGGGCATCAAAGCCGTGCTGAAAAAGCACGCGCCGACAGTTTTGCCTCGTTTGACTAGGTTAATCGTCAACCCACAAGTGGCAGCGGGTGGTGCTGGGTCAATGTCATCAAGCATCGGTGCTGGTGATGCAGCAATGGAACTGATGGGTCGAGACGCACGTTAGTGGCCCAGAAAAAGCTGGAGAGGTCGAGCGAGTTTGAGCGCTACGATCTTGATAATGATGGCGTGGTTACTGACGCAGAAATAGAACGCGCCCGTGAAATCCGTGAGACAGAAGACAAGAGCCGCAAGCACTTGGCGCAGCTACGGCTAGCCAGATTCGCACTGATGGGCATGGGCGTTTACACGATCCTGCTGTTCATGCCGTTCATACCAGACACGCGCATCAAACTACTAAGTGAGGTCAGCCCACTGCTCTACATCAGCTTGTCTGGTGTGGTGGGTGCCTACATGGGCTTCACACAAATGGGAGACAAAAAATAATGCTTGGAGTTTTGGCAAGCATCCTTGGCAACGGGGATGTCATTAAAAAGGGCATGGACTTAATTGATGATGTCCACAGTTCTGATGAAGAAATGGAGCGCGTGAAGGCGCAAGCCAAGATAGACACGATGGCCGCATATGCACCCTTCAAGGTGGCCCAGAGATACCTCGCCTTAATGTTCACAGCTACGTTCTTGGCATCGTTTGCGCTCGTGCTGGTGATGACGCTGATGGGCGAAACAAACATCCCCGACATCAAACAAGTCATTGATGATTTCTATTTGGGCGAGGCCATGCTGACCATCCTCGCGTTTTACTTTGGCGGCGGGATGCTTGAAGGCGTTGTTGGCAAGGTGAAGGCAAAGAAATGAAACTGACCAAAAACTTTTCGCTTGGCGAGATGACCAAAAGCCAGACGGCTTTGCGACGGGGCATCGACAACACGCCGACGCCGGACAAACTCGATCCTCTGATTTTGCTTTGTCAAAAAGTCCTACAGCCTGTGCGCGATCACTTTGATCGTCCGGTGACAATTACCAGCGGCTACCGCAGCCCAGAGTTGTGCGCGGCCATTGGCAGCAAGATCACAAGCCAGCACACCAAGGGCCAAGCCGCAGACTTTGAGGTGCCGGGTGTGAGCAACATGGAGGTCGCACAGTGGATCGCTGACAACTGCGAATTTGATCAGTTGATCCTTGAGTGTTTTACCGGCGGCAACACCGGCTGGATACATTGCAGCTATGTGCATGAGCCGCGCAAAGAGTTGCTGACCTATGACCGCGAGAACGGTTATCGCAAGGGGCTGTTGGATGGCTAGAAGAGCGCCAGCCAAGGGCAAGGCCAAGGTCAAGGTCACTGCCACAGGTAAGCGCGTCAGTTACGGCCAAGCTGGTAAGGCAAAAGGTGGCGGCCCACGGGTGCGCCCTGGCACTAGCAAGGGTGACAGTTATTGCGCCCGGTCAGCCGGTCAGATGAAGAAGCACCCAAAGGCCGCACGCAATCCAAACAGCCCGTTGCGCCTGTCACGCAAGCGCTGGAAATGCGTTGGCAAAAAATCACGTCGATAAGGAGCAAAGCGATGCCAAACGTGCGAGGCAAAAAATACCCTTACACAAAGAAAGGGGTGGCAGCGGCCAAGAAAGCAGCCGCTAAAAACAAGCGCAGAGTGCGGCCTAAAATGCGGAGAGCATAGTCATGCCGCCGCGCAAAAAATCAGGGGAGCCGAAGCCCACAAACCCCAAACTGTATGCAACCGTGAAAGCAGCAGCCCGGCGCAAGTTTGATGTCTACCCATCTGCCTATGCCAACGCTTGGTTGGTCCGCGAGTATAAAAAGCGCGGCGGCAAATACAGGGGCAAGAAACCGACATGAGCCTGACCAAATGGTTCAAAGAAGACTGGGTTGATATCAGCGCACCAAAAAAAGGTGGCGGCTATAAAAAGTGTGGCCGCACATCTTCAGAGCGTGGCAAGCGTGGCTATCCCAAGTGCGTGCCAGCCGCAAAAGCAGGGCGCATGAGCAAGTCGCAGATCAAGTCTGCGGTGCAGCGAAAGCGGTCTAAAAAGCAGGGCGTAGGTGGCAAGCCGACTAACGTGGCGACGTTTGCAAACAGGCGTAAAGCTAGGGCTTAAATTCAGTCCAGTTTCAGTCCAGTTTCAGTCCAGTTTTCTGGCTACCAACCCCTGCCAACATTTCCCAAAATGCCCCAGAAACAGCCAATTTTGTTGGTCAAAAACCAGTAAAATCGGGCCTGTCACGCCGGAGGCCGCGGGTTCGAGTCCCGTCACTCCCGCCACCCCCAAGTCCAAGCATAGCTTCAAAAACAAGCCCTCGGCCTAAACCGGCTGGGGGCTGTTTTTTTGTGTCAGTCCAGTTTCAGTCCAGTTTTATTTGCAGGGTTTGACTTTTTATGTCAATATGCTCTTGTTGATACATCAAATGGGAGCAAAGCAATGAAGGACTTACCAGTAAGATTTCGTGCCGACAACAACTGCTATTGCATCAATGCAAGCCGCGTAGGTCGAAGTGATAAGTATGGTAGTTTTGCGACAAGGGATGAGGCGTTAGCAGAAGCAGAAATGCTCAAGGCCAAGTTCCTTACAGGCATGATTGCCCAGCCCGTGAAAATTAAAAGTTGCGCCAACGCTGCTGCCGCATTTTTAGAATCACAAATGCGCCGTGTTGATGATAAGGAAATTGCCTTGTCGCATTTTAAAGAAACAAAGCGCGGTTTAGATTTTGCGTTGGCCATCCGCATTGATGGCAAGATGTTCAGTAAGCACGCGCTGGACAAGCTGATCACAAAAGCGAACAAAGATGATTTGGCTGCTGCTTTCAAACGGGCGATCAAAAGCGAAAACAAAAGCAAAGCAACAGCCGAAAAACGCATTAAGGCGTTAAAAGCGTTTTTGAATTATTGCCAGGCAAAAGGGTGGATTGACATCAACCCGCTAGACAAAGTGTCTTTTGGTTTATCAACAGAGATTGCTGATCGTGCGCCAAAGATACAGCCCAGCACTGTCCAGCAACTTGTGACAAAGGGCTTGACCGGCGAGACATTGACAAGCCGTGCGATGGTGCTGACAGCGTTGTCGTCTGGAATCCGTCAAGGTGAACTGCGTGCATTGCCGTGGCGCTGTGTTGACTTCAAGGAAAGCACGGTGCGAATTGAGCAAGCTATCAAGACAGAAACCAGTGAACTTGGTGAGCCAAAAACAAAGCGCGGTTTTCGCACCATCCCCGTGCCAAGTGAGACAATGCAATTACTGCGTGAACTAAAAATGCAAAGTCGCCATACAAGCGATGACGATCTGGTGTTCGCCACAGCCGCTGGATTGCCAAAGCAGAAAAAAACACTGCGTGAACTGATTGAACGTGCATCAAAGCGTGCCGGTATTGAGCGCATGGTCTGGGGTGACATGAGACACTTTTTTGCAAGTGTCCAACTGTCTGCCTTGGGTGAGGATTGGGCAGAGGTTGCAGCGTTGATGGGTCACAGCAACCCATCATTCACATATCGCCAGTATGGTCACTATTCCAAGAATGAGGCGAAGCAAGAAAAGGCGCGGTCAGCCGCTGCCAATGCAATATTTGGATAAAAGAAAGGGGCGCTAGTGCGCCCCTCTCACAATGTCCCAGATTCTTTGCACCCAGTTCTTGGGCGGCGGTTCAATACTCACCGTCTGCCGTTTCGCGGCCCATATCCGTTTCATCTTCTTACTGTGTGCGGCACGCTTTTCAGGCGTCCATGCTGCTTTGTGTTTGTTCATCAATCCCACCTAATTTCACAATTTCGGCACGCGGTATGAACCACCGTGAACCATCTTGAATGGCCGCTATCTGGCCATCCTTTATCCAGCGTCTGACGCGCTTGCGGCTGGCCTCGCTGTAGCCTTCACCGAATAGTGCATCACACGCCTCTCTGACCGTCAGTAGAGCGCTAGTAGCCATTCTTAGTTGCCTCATAGCCTGCCGGTGGCGGCGGTGCATCAGGCACGCTCGTATGAGGCGGCGGTGCCGGTGGTGGGGGCGGCGGCGGTGCATAGACAGGGGCAGGGACAGCAGCTTGTTGTCGCGGGGCTCCGTCATTCAGCCAGAGCCGTGATCTTGCCACGCGGTGAAATGTGTCACCAATCTTGACCTGTATCTCCAGACCAGGCTGCTGCTTGAAATCGTCCTTTGTAGCTTGATAATAGGCGTCCAGACGGGCCTTCAGATCAGGGTCACTGATGTTAAACCAAAAACTGATGCTCAAATTGTCGTCGATCTCAACGCCTCGCA